CAGCGACCTTCTCAGCGGGCATCGCACGGGCCAACACACGATCCTTCTGGAACTCGATGAGGGTCTCGGTTTTAACCACGATGGACATCGAGAAGGTTGCGTTCAGTTTCAGGGTCTTGCTCATAAGGGTCTCCTTAGTGACACTCGCGCCACGTTGGGCCGATCTTGTAGTCGGTATCCAGCGGGCAACGGAAGTTGAATGATTCACCTACGAGGCGAATAGCGGATTGGCAGATAGCAGCGATCTGCTCAGCGATCTCAGGGGTACGGCAGGCAATCTGGAGTTCGTCGTGAACCCAAGCCATGAAGCAGAAGTCACCGGGCTTTCCATCATCGTCATACCAGCCGTGATAGAGACCAGCCTCTTGACAGAGACGCTCCACCTCAACGACCCACTTCTTGCACACAAGCGCACCAGCGGACTGGAGCAGCGAGTTGAGCGCAGAGTGAGGGGAACGGACGTGAATCTTTCGGCCATCGAGACCTTTGATCCAACGGCGCTTCCACTTTATGTCGTACTTCTTGGTGACGTTGTTGTACTTCTGCTCCTTGATCAGTTGCTCCTCAAGGGCACCTCGAAGACCACTAATGGCCGGGGTGTTTTCCATGAAGGCTTTCTTAAGGGCCTTGCCTTCCTTCTTACCACCACCTACGAACGACCCCACCAGACCATCACCGGCTCCATAGAGGAACGCATAGATGAACGTCTTGGCGATGTCACGGTAGGCGTCATGCTCGTGGTTGGACTTGTCCCTTTCGAGACCCGCAGGAGTGATCCCAGCGGCCAGCCCATTGACCCAGTGGATGTCCCCGTTGAGAACGGTGTCCACATAGGAACCACCATCGAAGGGAACCCCAAAGTGTCCCAGGCAGCGCAGCTCAAGGCCACTCGCATCGGAGCCCAACTGGACCGCATTCTCCCAGCCCTTCTTGAGTTTCCTCGCAAAGACCGCCCCGAAGAGAGCCCGACAGGCAGGCCCATACTTCTTCTTGGCGCTGGGCACTTGGCCCATATTTGGATGGCTATGGGTCGCACGGCCTGTAACAGCGCCATTGGGGTTCACTGAGCCATGAATGCAGCCATCCTCACGGACATACCGAAGCCATGCTTTGTCGCCCTCAGAGAGCATCCCAATGACCTTGGTGACCTCCATGAACTCACGCACAAGGTTGATGCACGCTTGCTTCTTCTGGTCAGCCACCTTGACGAACTCAAGGACCTCATCGTCCATCTTGGCAGCGCCAGTGTTCGTCAGCTCGGTAGGGACCCAGCCAGCATCACGCAGAACCTTCTCGATGTGAGCCCGAGATCCGGGGTTGAAGGTGACCAGCTCGATTGGCGTATAGGGAGCTCCCTCGAAGTATTCGCGGGTGTCCTTCTTACCACTCTTGAGGAGGACCCCACCGACCTTCGGATAGTTGACCTTCGGCATGACCCGGCCATCAGACCAGTAGTCAATCGCTTGGCCGGTCTTCGGGTTGATGAACTGCGACTTACCACCTTTAGGGGCCCACCAAGATCCGAAGGTCTGGATGAGTTCCACGAGCAAATCACTACGCTTGCCAGCCAGTTCGCAATAGAGCTTCTCAGCGCCATTGGTGTCGAACGGGAAGCCATTGCGTTCCATCTGAGCGAGCGTCCATGCAGCAGCGTGCTCCAAGCGAACGGCCTCAATGGCCTCGCCTTGATCATTGAAGTAATGCAGGTCTTCGAGGATCTTACGGAACAACTTAGAGGTGACCCGAACGTCCTGCTCACAGTAGTCCTCCATGGACTCGGAGCATTCCAGCCACTCCATACCGTCAACATAGACGCCACCATCGGCCTCCAGTTGAACCTTAAAGTCGTGCTTGTACTCGCCCTTCATCTCGCCCAGACGATAGCCCCACGCCTCAAGGGAGTGAGAGCCAAACATCTTGCCGGGAAGGATGCCCGAACGCAGCAGACCTGAGTCGCGCTCGCCTACGTTGGAGTAGACCAGACGGGTCATCACAAGGGTGTCCATCACACGCTTCCGAGGGATGTTCAATCGCTTGCCGAAGTAGAGGCGCTTGAGCTTGTCGAGAACCGGAATGTCGTACTTGATGAAGTTGTGACCAACGAGCATTCCATCAGGCTTCGCAGCCTCGGCCTCAAGGGCCTTGATGTAGTCACCAAAGGTCGCTTCGTTATACCGGGTGTATTGCCCAGTGAAGTAGTCTTGAATGGTCGCACAGTGGAACCGCGTGACCTGCTCATAGAGGCCGTTTGTTTCGATGTCAGAGATGAGCATTTAGGCCCTCCTTAGGATTGGAAGGCGACAGCGCTCAGAGGCAGCCAAACGACTTCGGGACGATAGGCGCGCACGTTGAATGTGAACAGCACGGCATAGCCGGTGTATTCATCGGAGCGGTGGTAGCGGATCTCTTCGGCACGGAACAACTTGCCTTGGAAGTGAGGACCAAACGCAAAGGTGCGCAGTTGGTGGTTCACTGGGATGCTCGCTGGGTTGACCTTGAAGTTCTTCCCTTGCATCGGTGCCACGAGATGCCAATTTGGACCACGAGGGTCGTCCTTAACGCGGGCCTTGATGTCAGCGTCAACCTTCTCAGCGATCATCTTGTGGAGTGCCTCGCAGATTGGGTCCATCGGATTCAGTGGAGCCTTCCAATGTGGGTGCTCCTTCTGGTTATCCACGAACTCATAGCCCAGCTTTTCCAGCACAGTTACAGCCAGCTCGCCTTGCTTGATGAACTTGCGAACGTCAGAACCATTCATGTTGTTTCCCCCCCTTGTAGCGTTGATGTATGAACTCACTAAAGGCACCTCCGAAGAGATGCCCCTGGATCAGCTCAGACGGTCGATGTCTTCGGCTTTGAACTTGACTTGCAGGCTCTTGGCAGACTTCTCACCGGCCAACTTGAAGGCAGCGGTGGCAGCGTTGTAGAGGGCGATGGACTCGGCTTCGAGCTTCTCTTGGTGGTTGCGCAGGACACGATGGGCGAACTTGATCAGGCGCTCAGCGATGGCTTCAGGGGTCAGGGCAGCTTTAACTCGGGATACGAAAGTCATAATGGATCTCCTATTTAAAAGTCGGGTTCTTGCTGCTCGGCCCATGCCGCATCAGCTTCGGATGAATCATCGGGACGCCAGCCATCTGGCTTTGCAACGAGACGTCCAGTCTTCTTGTCGTACTCCATGTAACCGGCGATGCCCGTCTCTCCCGTGAATCGGCATTTGAGAATGCGGAACAGGATCAGGTTGGGATATGCGCCTTGTTGGTTACGCTCTACAGCGATGATGGTGTCGCTCAGTTGACGCAGGCCACCAGACCCACGCAGGTCGGTAGCTGAGACAGGGCGACCCTCTTCGTGAGGCTTGCCTTTGTCCGGGTTCTTCAAGTGGCAGATAACGAAGACGACACAACCTTTGGTCTTGGCGAAGCTCTTAAGCTTGGTCATGAGCCGGTCGATCATCTTGCGTTCATCGTTCTCGCCATCCATTGCGGACACGACGATAGAGATGTGGTCGAGGACGATCACCTTGCAGCCTTCCACTTCGACCATGTAGGCCAGCTTGGCTAACAGGCGATCCTCAGCGGATTCCGCAAAGGCATCGTAGAGATGCAGCTTGTTGCTCTCGAAGATCTCATCGAAGGCCGCATCAAACATCTCTTCGGTGGTCTCATCGGGGTTCTGTCTGACTCGACTACCCATGTGGAGCCCAACGATGTCCTGTACGGTCTCCTCTACGGCCTCTTCAAGCATCGCTACGCCACAGGGGATACCGTTGTCATGGAAGAGGTTGTAAGTGTTCTGACGGACGAACGTGGACTTGCCAGAGCCACTCCCTGAGGTGACCAGAACGACCTCACCCTCACGGATGTCTTTGGTCATTCTTCGGAGTTCATAAGGGGCCACAAGCGGGAAGCTCGGGACCAACTTCTTCTCCTTGATGCGGGCCTTAAGGGACTTCGCAGAGACCACGCCATCAGGAACAAACGGCGAGGCGTTCCACATGGCATCCATCACAGCTTTACCCTGGCCCTGAGCGACGCACTCGTTAGGGTCCTTGAAGGGCAACACTGCGATCTTGACCTTGCCCGGTGGCAGAACCTCAGCGGCCTCCTGAGAGGCGATCCGACCCGGCTCATCCATGTCAAACATGAGGATGATCTCTTCGAACTGGTCGAAGTATTCGTAGTTGGCCGCGCAGGTTGCCTTGGCAGCTTTGGAGCCATGCCCAATGGAGACCACTGGGTACTTGCCACCTTGAAGCTGAGCCACAGTCAGGCAGTCAACCTCACCTTCAGTGACGACGATCTTACGGCCACCATTCCACAGGTGTCGCCCAAACAGAGCGTCCTTGTTGTGCTTGCCTTTGGTGAAGAACTCCTTGGACGCATCTCGGCACTTCTGAGAAGTCAGGTTGCCTTGCTGGTCGTAGTAGTTGGCGATCTGTACAGGGACTTCCTTGCCCACATGGGGCGAGAACGCCTTACCAATCCAGTAGCCATAGAGGCGACAGATAGGCTCCTGTAAGAACCTCTTAGGGAGTGCCGAGAAGTAGCCTCCAGCTTCGCCCATTGAGAGCGTGCCTTCACCTTTAACCTTCGGTGTGTATTCCCCACGGTCCTTCCCATCGGCCTTCTTATAGGCAGTCTCAGGGGGACATGCGAAGCAGTATTGGTGACCATCAGAGAACAGTGAGTTTGCGTCCGAAGACCCGCACTCTTCACACGGGATGTGCGCAACGAAAACGCTCTCTTCGCGTTCCTCATGCGACGACATCACGCACCTCGATCTCATCCACATACCGACCATCCCGCATCGGTGCTTTGTGGATCAGCTCCAGCCACTTGGCTTCCATCTTCTCCTCACGGGAACCACGGGCATCCTCACGGAGTTGCACCAGATTGGTCCAATGAGCAGCGCCCATGAATCGGATGGTCGCGCCCTCGATCCCCCGTTGAATCCCAGAGATGGCGAACTGATTCAGGTTGTAGTCGAACTTCTGGATGGCCTCAGTGACGCAATCGACTTCGTAAAGAATCACGTCGATGTCGCAGCCTTCAATCTTCCAGACCCCTTGAAGCCGATCCGAGTCAGACCCGGTGTGATACTTGGGGAACTTGTGGTAGGTGTAGCCACCAGCATCGAGCGCTTTGGAAACAGTCTCCGGGTCGGTGCCCGCGCAAATGATGTCGATGTCCTTAGGTTCAACCGAGAAGAACAAGTCACGGGCACAGCCACCAGCGATGATCGCGCCGATGCCGTTGTCAATGAGGTGCTCGCAAAGGTCGAAGCCTCCTTGCAGTAAGGAACGGTTCATAT